CTGTTTGGCTTCTCTACGAAAGTGGAGAGCATGAGCAGTTAGCTAACCTGAGCGCAGTTGTCGGTGACTATAGTGATATGGTCACCTTCCGGGATGCTTACGCTGCCACTGAGTTCTTGTCAAAGTACGCAGACCTTCAAGGTCTGTCCTTTGATCCGCGCGAGGTGGCGTTTCGAAAGTTCGAGCAATTTGAACTTTTGTGTAAGCAAACGAACTCTCTTCCGGAATTTGTCGTCGGACCCTGACTTTTCAGGCCCGACCGTTTGGGTGCATAACGCAACCATTCGGAAAATTGGCAAATTCCTTGGTGAGTTTAGTCCAGAGGAGTTCTTCTTGATGCCAGACTGGGGCCCTGGTGCCACGACTCTGATTAAGAGACGTGATGCCAGTCCAGTCCATAAGTTCCAGTGCGAAACTGGAATAACGCGTGACCTCTTCGATCTTATTCCAACTGAGGTCCTTCGCTCTGTGTATCCGAGCTGGACTAAACAGCTTCTTGAAAGTAAGTTTCCAAACTTTCAGGTTGGGAATAAGATTGTTACTGTGCCTAAGAATGCAAAGACGGATCGAGTTATCGCCATCGAGCCTGGAATCAATTTATGGTTCCAGAAATCTCTCGGTGACATGATCCGTCGGCGACTTCTCAGGGGTGGTATCGATCTTCGTTATCAGGAACGGAATCAAATCCTGGCTAAAGAGGGTAGTATAACTAACCTTTTAGCCACAATTGATCTGTCCTCTGCTAGCGACTCCATAGCCCGTGCTGTGGTTGAGGAGCTTATCCCTCGCCCGTGGCTTACGGTTATGGATGCATGTCGATCCCATTACGGCGTTCGTAGCGGTGTCCCAGTTCGATGGGAGAAGTTCTCCAGTATGGGGAACGGCTTTACATTCGAACTGGAAACACTGATATTTGCAGCAGTGTGTTACAGCTGCTGTGAATATCTTCACGTTGATCCTTCTGACGTGAGCGTATACGGCGATGATATTATATTGCCGAGTACGTGCTACGAGCTCTTTTCTAGGATGATGGTTTTCTATGGCTTTCGAGTTAACGGTGAGAAGAGCTTTAAAGACTCTCCTTTCCGTGAAAGCTGTGGATCTCATCATTACCTAGGCTCAGACTTAAAACCCGTTTACCTTCGTGGTGAACTGACATCCCTGCATGCTATTTATAGCTTAGCAAATGCGATACGCCGCTTGGCAAAGCGCCGAGTTTTACTCGGCTGCGATGCCTCGTTCCGTACCGTATTTGATCACCTTGTGCAGTCAGTACCCGTAGGCTTGCGCCTAAGGATCCCTGATAGCCTCGGTGACGGTGGTTTCATCTCGAACTTTGATGAAGCCACCCCTAATAGGGGCCGGCGAGCTAAGGAGCTCGCCAAACGAGGTTTCGAAGGATACCTCGTTAAGCACCTTGTGCAAGTAGATAAAACCTACTGGGATGACAGAGTCGGCTATTTATTAGCCAAACTCTGGGCTATGCCTGAGCGAACTCTCTTAGAGTCGAGTGATTTTCACCCTCTCTTTGAAGTGTTCAGAGGCCGTACTAGGCTAAAAGCGGTTTCCGATTTGGTCCCACCACGTCACTCATTGGAATACAACTCTGTTCCTCTAAGTGGTCGAGTGAAGATTCGATCGGTTTCTAGCCTAGTTCCACAGTGGCGTGACTTAGGGCCATGGGTCTAATACCCCAGAATCCTTAAGTCAGCTGTTGAGGTCTTCTTACTGACTTTCGTCAGTAAGTTTCCCGGGTATCCGGTGGAGAGGCTTGTCCTCACCAAGT